CGAAAACGGTTCTCGGGAGCTTTTTTGTTTGTGTTTCTCCCGTTTTAATGAAAGACATGATAAAATACAATTGTTGAAGACAAGTCAGTAGTAATGCTTCATTTGCAATGAAATGGAAGTGGTCCTTTGGCAATAAAAGAAGAAAAACGAGATAGTAGAAATAAAAGCATGGAGGATAGGACTGCCATCAATCGTTCGTATCGACTATGGCCTTGGCTTGCTTTGGCAGCGGTAATCCTGCTTATTCTTGGTTATCTGTTAGGAAATGCAATAGATTCGAAAAAAAGCAACATGAGTGAATCCGACACCATAACGCAACTTGCATATACTGCAGAAGATGTAGAACTAAAAGAAGTGAATGGTGAACTATTAGCATTTGTTGGCAATCAAGCTGTGCCATATACAGGGGTTGTGGATGGCGCCGGAGGGATGTACGTAGTCAAAGATGGAAAAGTTGATTTAAATAGTAATGGCACCTACGAAAGTGAGGGAATTATTCGATTAGTCCACGAAGGAAAGCTTGATACTACATCAAACGGAATTGTTCCAGATGGTATTGGTAATTGGTTCTTGGTTCGTGACGGTGTGGTAGAAACTGGAGTAACAGGAATCCGCGAAAATCAATTCGGTTCTTGGTATGTCAAGAACGGACGTGTTGATTTTAGCCAATCTGGGTATATTACGTATGAAGGTCAGCAATACAATGTGGATAAAGGTAAAGCAACTAAGCTAATACAAACTACTCACGTTTCGACTACTAAGAAGTTCACGGAGAGCGAACAAACCACAGTTGATCCGGGTGCATTTGATGCGGAAACGAATCCAGATGGTCTTATGGATCGCGAGACAGGATATGTTGCAAACTTTGAAACAAAAGTGTTTCATAAAGACAGTTGCTATATGGTAAAGCGGATCCTACCCGAAAACTACGAAAGTGGAATGACTAGAGAAGTTCTAGTAAATCGTGGCTATAGACCATGTGAAATTTGCAATCCATAAAGTTATCTTCTAAGCAGCATTTCAGACCAACCCTAGTTTTATTTCCATGGTGATATTACCGAGGGCAAAAACGCCCCCTCCATAACACTATTGGAGGTATACCATGGAAGTAAACTACCCACTTTTAGCAGAGCAGATTCGAAAGTGGAGGGAGCTACGGGGCTATTCCCAGCAATGGCTTGCAGAACTTGCGGACCTCTCTACGGTCTACATGTCGCAAATTGAGAATGGTCATAAAAAGCCGACTCTAGGGGCAGTGCTGTCGCTTGCAGAAGCGTTGGAAGTGCCATTGAGTGATTTACTTGTAGGGAACCAGATACCACTTCCTTCTGACTACAAGAACGAGATGGACATCATCCTTAGTGACTGTACCACCGAGGAAAAGCAATTCATTTGCGAAGTGAGCAAACAACTGCTGCGATTGATACGGCAGCAAAACAAGGAGAAATAATACCAGTAATGCCATAAACCGAACGGATTTAAGTTCCATTTGGTTTGTGGCTTTCTTTTTTTGCCAACAATAAAATGGGTGCAGATATAGAAAGGATAGGGTGGCATGAAGGAAACCGAAGAAAGATTGGAGAACGTAAAGGACCAAAAACAAAGAATTCGCGATAGGTATAAGGGTGTTGATGAGGATGCCCTTGATGTAATACCGGCAGCACCACAAGAGGACTTTTACAGTGAAACGACAACCAAGCGAGTAGCTGTTTATGCACGTGTCTCTACGGATGATCCCCGGCAGACTTCTTCTTACGAATTGCAGAAGAATCATTATACCGACATGGTTAGCCGCAGACCCGACTGGGACCTGGTGGAAATCTATGCAGACGAGGGTATTTCTGGAACATCGCTCCAACACCGGGATGCGTTTGTGAAAATGATTGAGGATTGTAAAGCAGGGAAGATAGACCTGATTGTTACCAAGAGCGTTTCCCGATTTGCCAGAAACATTATTGACTGTATTGGATACGTTCGAGAACTCAAGGCGATGAACCCGCCAATCGGTGTGTTCTTTGAAACGGAAAACATCTTCACCCTTAATGCCAACAGTGAAATGAGCCTGTCTTTTATAGCGACACTTGCCCAGGAGGAGAGTCACTCCAAAAGTGAAATCATGAATGCCTCCATTGAGATGCGATTCAAGAGGGGCATCTTTTTGACTCCGGCTTTGCTTGGGTATGACCAGGATGATGACGGCAACCTCGTAATTAACGACCAGGAGGCCGAAATCGTCCGTTTAATCTTTTTTATGTACCTATATGGATATACGTGCAAACAAATCGCAGAGACGCTCACAGAGCTCAACTGCCGCACCAAAAGGGGCAATATCAAATGGTCTCCTTCCGGAGTGATGCAAATTCTCCAAAATGAGCGCCATTGTGGGGATGTGTTGGCGCGTAAGACCTTCACGCCAAACTACCTGGATCACAAATCTAAAAAGAACCGACAAGACCGAAATCAGTATCGGATGAAAGACCACCACGAAAGCATTGTTTCGAGAGACGATTTCATAGCAGTTCAGAAATTGCTTCGAAATGCAAAGTATGGCCATAAAGGAATCTTGCCCGAATTAAAAGTGATTCAAGAAGGTACTCTCCAAGGCTTTGTGATTGCCAATCTTAGGTGGTCGGGGTTTACTGCAGAGGATTATTACGAAGCGTGTGATTCTGTATTCCCGGAGGGAGAGGTTCAAAAACTCCCGTCTCAAGTGATTGCAGATAGTGGGGATTTTGATTTGCGAGGTTTTGAAATAGCTAGGACAGAGTTCTTTGACATCAAGGGCAGGATGGCAGTTACGCTGGCCCAAAACAAACTACTCTTCTCTAGTGCGGCCATTCGTAAGTTCCCGGAGACTCGTCATATGGAGGTGCTTCTACATCCTAGGAAATGTATTCTTGCTGTCCGTCCAACCACGAGGGATAACCCAAATGCAATCGAGTGGTCGAGAACAAAGGACGGAAATGTGCTTCCTAAGAATGTGGCTGGTACAGCCTTCCTGCCAACCTTGCTTGCACTGATGGGATGGAAAAATACATATAGCTATCGAACGTTAGGAGTGCTTCGTGGGGAAGGGGCAGAGACAGTGTTGTTTTTTGACTTAAAGGAAGCGGTTGCTCAAATCCCCAGATCAGCACTCCACCCCGATGAGACTAGCGAGAAAAAGAAGAGGGAACGCAAAATTAATGCATATCCACAAGAATGGCAGGAAGGTTTCGGTGATGGTTTTTATTCTAGGACCCATGGCGACGAATATAATCCCGATAACAATGAGACATGGGAAGTGCGAACTGCAGGACAACCATATAAAGAACCCGAGCTTTCTGTTACCGAACCGGAGGTAATTGAGACTGAAATAAATGTAATTATTCGAGATATGAAGGAGGCAGCTAAGAATGAGTGATGTTTTGAGAAGTTCCAGAGAAATAGAAGTGATAGATGACTTTGATTTCTCATATGACGGATACCAGGTTGTCCGAGGGGAGTTCTTTGCCCACACATATGAGCCAATGATTTCTTTTAACCAGAACAAAGTCTTCGTGAACACGGCTTGTATTCGGAAACTCCCGGAAACAGATTATGTTCAAATTCTGGTTAATCCGGAATCTAAAAAGCTGGCGGTAAGGCCCTGTGCAGAGGAGGAGAAGGATTCTTTTCGGTGGAGCACGGGAGGCAAAAAACGTGGCCCAAAACAGATAAGGTGTCGTATTTTTTATGCAAAAGTAATGTCTTTAATGGGATGGAACCCTGATTACAGATATAAGCTTCTCGGCAAGCTGGTTAACTCAAACGGGGAGCTGCTTTTCGTGTTTGACCTCACCACACCTGAAATCTATATCAGAACAATCCGTCCTGGGGAGAAAGCCAGGACCTCACGAACAGCAACATACCCGGATGAGTGGAAGAACCAATTCGGACTTCCCGTTGAAGAACATCAGAACAATCTCCAGGTGGATATCTTTGATGGATATGCAGTCTTTGGATTAGAGGACGAGAAAAAGAAGGAGGATAGTCATGACAGGAACAACAACGACGTTATCGCAACCGGCACTGTGCCTCGATTTGAAGAAGAACCGTATTCGGATACACAAGCAAACTCTTCATATGCTGGAAGACCCGGAATATATCCAGCTACTGGTGAACCCGGACAAGAAATTAATAGCTATCCGGAAAAGCATATCGAAAGACCACTTGGCCCATCGTATCAGCCTGGACCACCTATCGGGTAATTGCTATGAACTGTACTCGAGGGAACTTCTGGATAATTTGATGAAGGTGGAGTCTTCTTTGGAATGGAATCAGAGTTACCGGATTTATGGGTTCTTAGACTCCAAAGCAGGGGTGGCCCAGTTTCGAATGAATGATTGTAAGCTATTAGAGGCGGTGAATGAGAATGGATAAAGCACAGGAAATTGATAACCTCTTATTTCCGATGAAACATGAAAAAATCACCGAACTGCAAAACTCCATAAAGGTGGAAGGGAAAGCAGAACCGGTGATTACATGGCATGACAATATCGTGGATGGAAGAGAACGCAAAGATATTTGTGAGCGCCTGAATGTTTCTGTTGAAGAGAAAAACTGGTCCGGGAAGAGCTGGTATGAGATATGCCGGTATATCTGTGAAAGACAGTTGGAGCGGGATGATCTTCCGTTGCCAATGAGGAGATATCTTGTCGGAAAGTCTTTCCACACATACATTCAGGAGATTGAAAAGAGTTATCGGGAAGAACACCCGGATTGTGAAGAAGTACCTGCGCATATCACCAAGCGTCAAAAGACTGCTTCAAACGTTGCCCATCTTTATGATTTGTCTTATGCGACCATTATCAAGTATGAGTCATTTACAATTGCTATGGATAAGGTCAGAGAGAAACAACCAGGACTCGTGGGGGAGTTCCTCAAAGGTGAAATAAGGGTTGCCCTTGGAACATTAGAGCAGCTTGCTGATATGGAGAAAGAAGAATTGGATAGTTTGTTTAAAGATGTTCAGAAGCATGGAATAGATCACATTACAGGAGCTATCCTGCCCCAAAAACAGTCGGCAGAAACTATCGAAGAAGTTGCTACAACAGTGGAACCCGAAGATGTTCCTAGCATCCGAAAGCTGCCAAAGTATGATCCAGATGCAGAGCTTTCGAGCCTTACTCTGACAATACCTTCTTGGATAAGCTCGATTGAAAGAACACGGGACAGGGCCAATTTCAAAGAGGCTAGTATGCGCTCAAAACTTAAACTCATCCAACAGCTTTATGTGTTGGAACACACAGTCATTAAAGTCAAAACTGAAATAGAGGAGATTTACTTACATGGAGGAGAAGCAAATTACGAATGAGTTTGAAAGCTTTATTCCTAAAGTGCATTTTGAACTGATTCCCATCAAGAACCTTGTATCCAATCAGGACTACCAAAGAAACTTGTCCATGCGGCATGTTAGAACTGCTGCCAACAACTTTGACTTGTACCAGGTAAACCCGGTAAAGGTTAGTAGGCGTGATGGTATCAACTATGTGTTTAACGGCCAGCACACTATTGAAATAATCGCTATGGTTTCTGGGTCCCGTGAGACTCCGGTCTGGTGCATGATTTATGACGATCTGGGCTATACCCATGAGGCTGATATCTTTGCGAATCAGATGAAGTACGTCAAAACATTGCTGCCTTTTGAGATTTTTAATGCTAATATCGAAGCGGGGAATGACAAGCAGATTCAGATTCGTGACCTGGTTGAGTCCTACAATCTTCATGTAGGCCCATCAGCAACGCCTGGTAATATCTGTGCTGTATCCACCCTTGAAAACATCTTTGACAAGTATGGTTATGATGTTCTTGATCGCACGTTGCTCCTTTGTATTGGAACCTGGGAAGGGGCCAAACAATCACTTTCAGCCAATATGCTTAATGCAGTTGCGAGGCTGATTTATGTCTATGGTGATACTCTCAGCAACGAACGTTTCAAAGAAAAGGTCGGACGTGTGTCTGCGAAAGAAATCAGTAGGACAGC